CAACACCTTGTGAGGTAAGTTTTAATAATTGTTGATAAGTATCCGATACTTTAGTACCAGTTAAACTAGCCATCGTGATCTTCCCAGTTTACTGTATCCTCGTTCCAGTCCAGTTTAATAATATTCCACATAACATCATATATGGATGCAAAAAAGTTTACTACTTGTCTTCTGACACCAATGGAAGGCATATTAACCTTTCAGTGCGATCATATTTGTTGCAGTCGTATTTGATTGCTTTACGTGTGTAAATTGTACAGGTAGTAACTGACCACTAGCTAAGTTCTTAAAAGTAAAATCACTTCCACTTGTAGCTAATGTTACTACTACATCACCACCTACACCTACATACAATGCTTGATAGGTTGCTCCTAATGCTTGGTCAGCAGATCCTCCACCTGAACCATTGTCAAAAGCAGTTACAACTAAACCAGTACCATATAAGTTTTTTTCTACAGCAGCTTGTGTAGCTTCAGTTGCAGTTTCTATTGCATCTGCATCTGTTTCAATAGCAGTAAGCGTAGTTTCTAATGTATCTAACTTAGTATTGCTAGATGTAACTAAAGTTTCTAAACCATCTACATGACCAATAATTGTAGCCTGGTTAGCTGCGGTAGCTCCACCAGAAGGTAATCCTGATGACATAATATCTACTTGCAGATGTCCATCACTATCTACTAATGGTACATAGCTTGTACCACTACCATCTTTGGTTGTATTAGAATAAACTAAAACACTATCTTCTGCTTTATCTAAGTGTACCTCAATAGCTATATCAGATCCTTCTGTTTTTAAAGTAACATTATCAATGTCAACCTTAAGAGCATCTTCACCTGAGTTAAGTGTTTTGTTTAATATTTCTCTTTCTGTATATTTTAATGGATTTGCCATAATCTTACCCTGTTACCACATAACAATATTTAGTACCACTAGCACCTTGTCCTTCTACATGAACATAAGTTGCACCATTAGGTACATAGAATTTATGCGATTTACCTGCTTCTATTCTTAGTGAATTATTTCCGTTTGAGTCTCCTGCTGTTGCGTTAAAACCTATTGAACACAATTCGTCACAATATACATATAGTACAGTATGACCATCTGGGAGAGCTATATTTACTTCATCATTTGTACCACTGCTGCAAGTTGTACCTCTGGATGCTTCAGTCCATGCTGATGCATACTCAGAATTTAACGCTTGACCAGCAGCATACTTATGAAGATCTTTTTTTACTGACATTATGATGCCTCCGTATAATTAGCTAGTTCTGTATTAATTAAGTTACCTTCACCATCTACAAGCGTAAATACATCTACGTATTCTGCTATTTCAGTCATAGATGCAGTTGCAATTTGCTGTTCTGTGTAACTTGCTTCTGTTAGTGTGACTTCTGTCACGATTCATCCTTATCTCTAGTTGCAGAAGTAGAAGGTTCAAAACCTTGCAGCTTGATAACTGCTTTTTCTACTCTGCCTGTATTTGCATAACGCTTACCTTCTCTAACACCTTTTTCGTATTGGTTATCCCAATATTGTGCAGCAGGTAATGTTTCTACATTTAATTCATAACCACGTTGTATAGCCTTAGCTACAATAGCGTGTCTAAATTCGTTTGGTATATCAGGCTCTTCATTATAACCTGTATTAGTACCAGCACTTCCAGTTGTTGCCTGGATAAATAAATTTGGTTTTTTAACAGCAAATATAGTTACTGTTTTTACTTCAGTAGGAGATGTATATGTGTATGCTGAGTCTTGTACAGATCTATTAACTATAGCAATAGCATCTCTTTCTACCCAGTATGCAAACTTTCTATTCTCTGCACTCATTATCTAAATCCCATTAAATATTGTTCTGGTGTCATGCCTTTTTTTAAATATAGAGTACCTTTAGCTGCTCTACCTTTTTTGTCTCTACCCCATTGACCAGTTAAAAATTGTTGATATTCATAAATTTCAGATGCTAAATCTGGATGATAATATTCTGGTTTTAGTTCCAATATTACTTTAGCTAAGCTAGGGTGTATATTTCCATGTTTTGAAAGCTTATTATGCGCCATTTCAATTATTTTATCTGCGTTAGGTGTTCTTCCAGGTGGATTTAAATTGTATTTTTCTAAAGCTTTTTCACTATGAGCAACTTGTTCAAAGCCTAATAATCGTTTTCCTCTAGATGGAAATGGATACGATGTAAATGTTTCACCTTTTCCTTCATTTCCTAAGTACATTGCACCTAAACCTGCACCTATTCCTGCTGTTGCTAAATTTAATAGCTTCATGTTATATCTCTTTTTTCAGGTCTATTACCTAGTCTTGGTATATCATAACCATCATAGTCTACAGATATAATTTCTAATATATCATCTGACAAACCATAATATCTTTGGTTTGCTACTGTACTAAATGTAAACGCACCTGATAGCATTCTAGTTCTACGTGCAAACTCTTCCATACCTGCGTTAAGCCATAAACGTATTTGTGCTTCACTAACATCTGGATGATGTTGTCTTACCATTTCTATCATTTGTTTTTGCGTCATTTTTGTTCCACTATTCTTTGTAATTCTTTTTCGTACTCAATCTTTAGTTGTTGAGCAAAACTTGCTGTGTTTGTTGCAAGTTCAATATCTTCATTGTTTTGATCTTCTGATGCTAACTTCATCATATACTTTGCAGCTGCTCCTAAAGTAACTGCGTACTCTGCTGCACTAGGAAAATTTGATATACTACTATCACTATGCGCTATTGTTGGGTAGGTATACGATAGTATTTCACCTTCTTCCCCACTACCAGGTGCAGGTAGTATAACTAAATCTTTACCTTTAAAATAAAATACTGGATCCTTTTTATTAACTGCATCTGCATAATAAATACTACCAGAGTCAGACAAAGGTCCACTAGCACTAAAGGGTTTTTCATTTGCATAGTATCCATTTCTAGATATAGATAAAATTCTTTTATCATGGATACTTGTTGGATTACTAGTTACCTGGGTAACTGTAGCGTTTCTAATAAGAACATCTTTAGGTAACCTGTCTACGACTTCACATGCTGTAGCTGTAAGCATATCGTTTAAGCCACTAGTGTCACCTGCTGACCTTCCTATTAAATCTTCTACTTGTAATTTGAATGTTTGCATTTATTTCCTTATAGGTTAGGGGGTAGAATTAACTACCCCCATTACCTTATTTATCAAGTTGCTACTAGAATTCCACCGTCAACTCCACTGGATGCATAAGCAAACCATGTGGTGCCATCAGTAAATAGTTCTATATAGTCACCTTTAACAGATGTGTGATCAAACGCAATTGAGTCTGCTGCATCATCATCTGTTACATCGGAGTTATGGTCTACATAATGAACTACCATAACATCACTTTGCCCATCACTAATAACGACATCTTCACCTGCACTATTAGATAGTGTACCACCTGCGGTGCAATTATTAATGAATTTGTAGCAAATACCTTGCCCTGCGTTTGCAGGGGTTGGTAGAGTAATAGCGTAGCCAGCACTACCTGTATCTGTAACCATAAAGGTTTTACCAGTATCAGCTTTTGCCATTGTTTTAGCTGCATCTACACTAACTACTCCAGCACTTGTTCCGCCTAGAAATGGTCTAGCCATAATAAACCTCCCTTAATCTGTTATTTTAAATAACTTATGAGATTCAATCAAGGTTATACCAATGCCTTCGTCAGACATGTACTGATCCTTAACACCATCAAACGCATTATCAGTTTTGATATTTGTTTGATATACTGGAGGTCTGTATGTAGCGTGGAAAAGATTTTCCTCTGATACAACCAACATAGTTTTATTGTAAGGACCACGTAGTACTGGTGTTGGAATTAACATCAATACTCCATGAGGAGTTTCTAACTGACGATAGTTAAAGCCCATTGAGCTACGCTCGGAAGTACTGATATTCACATTCCAACCTGAGTTGCCTGCAAAACCAGAAGAACCTTCCATTTTAGACCAATAGCTCATTGCACCCATTCCACAGAAAGCCATTTTCATGCCTGCCTCTGGAACGTATTGGAATACTTTTTCCATATCGTCTACAAAACTACTATAACTATAAGATGCTTCAGATACAGTAAACACATTCTGGTCATCGCCAGAAGTTGCACCGTAATCTTCTAAAGCAGTTACAATACCTTTAGTTGTACGAACTACGTTACCATTTGCATCAGTTGCATATCCATCACCGAAT